TGCCACCCTTCACACAAGATGCGATGGGTGACGTAATTGATGGTGACATCAGAGAGACAACTTTGAATGCTTTGTTTGTGTCACAGGAGACTGGGATACCTCTGTCAGCAACATTCAATAATATCCAAGTAGATCCTACGCAGGAGAACTTGGATATTTTTATTGAAAATTTTAGATTTTTATATGAGAACGGAGTTCGTATAGTTACTCTACCTCATACAACATGGATGTTGACTGGTCAAATACAGAAAGAATTTCCAGAACTAAAAGTAAAGAATACTATTCTTAGAGAAGTTACTAGACCAAATGAAATAGTAAATCTTGCAAAGGCAGGATTCTATTATATTAATCTAGATAGAGATCTCATGCGTGATAGAGATTCTCTACTAAGAATTAAAAAAGCAAAAGAGTATTGTGCATCTATAGGTAAACCTGTTAAGATATCATTACTTTCTAATGAGTGGTGTTGGGGTGGATGTCCGATCATGCCAGAACATTATCATTACAATATGGTGAGGGAGAAAGATGACCCACAATATTTTAATGATTCTATCAGTAGAGTGTCTTGTTCTACATGGGATGAGAAAGATCCTGCTGCATCATTAAAAGCAGCAACTATTCCTCCATGGAAAAAAGATTGGGAAGAGTTTGTTGATCTTGGTATAGATGTATTCAAGATGCATGGAAGAGAAAATGCTATGCGTCTTATGGAAAGCATGAATATTATCAGTAGGTGGAAAAACAATGAAGAGATTTTACATCCACAGTTTAATGATTATATTGAAGACGTATCTCTAGAAGAAAGACCTATTGATATATGGCGAGAAAAAATTAAGACTTGTAAGTTTGATTGTTGGGATTGTAATTACTGTGATTCTGTTGTTCAGTCTAGAATGAAAAAGAATGACAGACATTTTGATGATGACATTAAATTAGTATTAGAATCTATTGACAAGGCAGCAAGAAGGGAAAGTAATTTTGTAGAAGAAGGATATAAGTATGAAGGTTTATCATCAAATATAGTAAGACATTTTTTAAATAATTTATTATCTAAACCAGATGCTATCTATATGGAACTTGGCGTTCATGCTGGTAGTACATTCTTTGCTGCTACTATGAATAGAAATGTAGAATCATTTGCTGTAGATAATTATTCAGAAAAAGAAATTTCACCATTTAGAGATGATGTAGAAGTAGAAGGATATAAAGATCCTAAAAAAATATTCTGGGCAGGACTAGAAGAGAAGCAATATTTTTGCCCTAAGTCTATTCAAGATCTAACCCCTGCAAATGTACACAAACAACCTAATGTTATTTTCTATGATGCTGACCATGATCCACAACAGCAGTATGATAATCTTACATTTTTGATTCCATGTTTTGCTGACAAGTTTATTCTTGTTGTTGATGATGCAAACTTTATGGGAGTTGTGCAATCATGTGAATTTTGGATTAAAGAAAATAAACTCAATTTATTGTTTGAGAGAAAAATTCTAACTAAGGTTCCAGAAGATCCTAATGGTTGGTGGAATGGTTTACATATTATGGTTCTACAAAAATGAATTCATTCAAACACCAGTATATGATAGTACATCTTGATGATGATTTCTTTCCACAATTAGAAAAAGCAATAGAACCATATCAAGATTATGAATCAGGTAAGACAGATCAATGGGATGGTAACAAATATCAAGCACAAGATAATAAAGATAGAAGTTCAAAGTTATGCTGGATAGACAATGATGAAGTTTATGCAATGATGGATGGTCTTGTGTATTTTGCTAACAAACAATGTGGATGGGATTTAGATGTAGATTTTATAGAACCTTTACAACGTACAAAATATGATGTAGGTGATTTTTATGATTGGCATTGTGATGAGATGGGTTGGACAAAAGATAAGAGACCTGAGGGTAGGATACGTAAAATAAGTTTTACAGTTTTGTTGAATGATGATTTTGAAGGTGGTGAATTTGAAATACAGACAACTGAGAAAATTGTGGTACAATTAAAGAAGAGAGATGTAATAATATTTCATGCTGATACTCCACACAGAGTTAAACCAGTGACTAAAGGTGTTAGACATTCTCTCGTTGGGTGGACACAAGGACCTGCATATAAATGAGATTTATAAAAGAATATACATTGAGCGATCTTGATATATGTGATCGTCTTATAGATCTATACAAAGACGCCGATAAAAAAGATCTAACTTACGCTGGTCGTGTAGGTGGTGGAAGTGTTGTGCCTGAGATAAAAAAGAGTAGAGATTTTTTTATTGAAGATGCTGGTGCACTAGGAGAACCTAGTGATTATAAATTTGATCTATATCAAGAAGAGTTAAATGGATTTATTGATAATTACTTGAACTCTTTGACTATTCACAATCAAGAATTTGTAATGCAAAGACTACCACAGATTCAATACTATAAACCAGGTGATGGTTTTTATACTTGGCATGTGGATGCATCAGGATCTGACGGGTGTGATAGAGCATTTGTATACATCACATATCTAAATGATGTTCCTAATGGAGGAACTGAATTCTTTTATCAGGAATATAATGTAGAAGCAAAGAAAGGAAAAACATTAATTTTTCCTGCTGGACTTACCCATAAGCATAGAGGTGTGATATCAGAGGAACATGAGAAGTATATTTGTACAGGATGGCTTTGGTGGGTATGAAAATTATAAAGAACTTTTTACCTAAACAATTACTTGATGCATGTGTAGATGACTTTAGATCTAAGTTGAATACTGATTGCTGGTCATCTAGTAACTTTGCATGGAAACCATTTTTAAGACAGGGTATTCATGGATCAACTATTGCTACTGATATTCCTAAAGTATTCAGTGATGAGATATCAACACATTTAAAACCACATGCTGAGTTTAAGGAGTTGACATGTAGATATAATGTGTGGCAACCTGGTGCTGGTATTGGAATACATTCTGACACTCATCATTTGTTTGGTGCAACATTATATTTGAATGAACACTGGCATCCAAATGCTGGTGGTTGGTTTGTATGGATGGATCATGCTGATCTAAATCTAGATGAAAATCCTAATCAACCTGATGTATACAGAGCAGTTTTACCAGAGCAAAATATGTTAGTATTGAATGACTGTAGTGAAAGTCATCTAGTAACTACTGTTGGACATGATGCACCTGAGCATAGATATACAATTCAAATATGGGGTGATTAATGAATAAACCTCACGTCATTTATAATGTATTATCTGAAGAGGAGATAATACCATTGTGGGATTACTTTGATCGTAAGTCTCCTTCTATGAGCACTCTTGCCACATGGACATTTAATAATGCATCTTATGGTAAAGGAGATCCAGTATCATGGCAACATCCATTAAGAACAGATTTAATATTCACTAAGTGTGCTACTACTATTAGATTAAAGATAATGAAATTTCTTAGGAGAGATATAAAACTCTGTAAGATACATGCTAATGGACAGACAGCAGGACAGAATACAATGTTTCATAAGGACTGGGAAGAACATGGTGTATGGACATTTATATACTTTAATCAACCACATTGGGATCAGGAATGGGGCGGTGAATTTGTGTGTCAAACACCAGATGAAGAATATCATCACGTACCATACATACCCAATACAGGTGCATTACTTCCTTCAAACTGGTTGCATAAAGGGCAACCACCTAACACATTGATAGGTAATGAGATCAGAACTACGATTGCTTTCTCATTTTGTGATCCTGATATTCACGATAATATAATTGCACAGAATACAAGAAAATGGTACTAGGAATTAGAGAATATCCAGTAGACATTGATGCAGATGAACTGGTAAAGTTTATTGATACTTCTGTTGAGAACAGTGCTCTTACTAAAAATATGGCTCACGTATCTAAACTTACCTTTACTGATGGTAAAGATGACTTCTTGGAGTATGATGAACCTATTATTAAAAAATTAAAATGGTCATTCCATGATGCTTGTTCTAGATACTGGGGTATGGACATATTTGATTTTCAAATAAATTCATGGGTGTATGTAGATTGGAATGATAATCCAATAGAACCATACATGCACTCACACAATCCAGAGAATCCCTTTACATTATCTGGTATAATGTATATAAAACTAGGTGAGTCTGGAACTACTATGTTTCCTATGCCAAAAAGAGATCCATATTTTCTACCTAAGAAATTATTAACTTGGTTTATCTTCCCATCTAATCTACCACACATGCCTGGCAAAGGTATTCAAAATGAAAAACGATACAGTTTAAGTGCTGACTTATACGCATGATGTACAGTCAAGATAGTTTCTCTTTTCTATCAGAGAAAATGCCACAAAATTTATATCAAGAATTACTTTCTTACACACAGACAAGAAGGAAGGAAGAGACTTGGAATTACAACAACAAACTTGCTGGTGCATTAGAACAACAATCTAGTCTATCTGATTGGAGTTCACAGTTTGAAGAATATGTTGTTGGACTATCTACACAGTTATGGTCTCAGGTATATCAAACATGCCCGTGGGATTTTCAAGATACTAAAAATGTAACTCCTTTCATAAGACTAAGAAACCTATGGGTAAATTATCAGCAACAGTATGAATACAATCCTATACATACTCATTCTGGTATTGTAAGTTTTGTAATCTTTACAGACATACCATATGGTTCTGAGGAAAGAGAATCACATAATAGTAATGGTGCATTTCAATTAGAAGCAGATGTGCTTCCAGTAGACAACTCTTGGAATGGTGTGATACTTATGTTTCCATCTACAACTAAACATGCTGTGTATCCTTTTAAATCCACACAGAAAGAAAGGGTCACAGTATCTGGTAATTTGATATGGAATGTGGAGGGTGTAGATGAAGAACATTATTAAAGACAACTGTATCAATCCTAACTATCAAAATCTTATAGAGAGCACTATGAGATATGATACAGACTTTAGGTGGGTGTACCATGACAATCTTAGTGAAGATGGTGAGAGTCAGTTAGTAGGTTTCTCTCATATGTTTATATTGAATGGTAATTCTACAAGTAAATATTCTGGATTGTTTCTTCCATTAGTATTTGAAGCATGTCATAACACAGGCATATCAATATCAAAAGTCATACGTG